GGTGGCGGTGGCGGTGGCGGTGGCGGTGGCGGTGGCGGTGGCGGTGGCGGTGGCGGTGGCGGTGGCGGAGGTGGCGGAGGTGGCTCGGGGGGCGGAGGTGGCGGAGGTGGCTCGGGGGGCGGTGGGGGCGTAACAGGAGGAACCACAATCTCTGGAATTTCTTCCAGAGGCGGAATATCCGGTGGCTCAGGTTTATCGCCTATGACCTCTATAACCTGATCAGGCGGTGGCGGGGGTGGCTCGGGTGGCGGCTCGGGATCGACCACAACCTCTGGAATCTCATCCAACGGAAATTCCGGTTTAGTGCCTATGACCTCTACAACTTGATCGGGAGGGGGAGGCGGGGGCGGAGGCGGAGGTGGAGACTCAGAGATTACAGTCGGCTCCAACTCAACAATGGGCTCAGACGGTTTTGTGCCTGTGACTTCCACAACTTGATCGGGTGGTGGCGCAGGGGGCGGTACAGGGGGCGGAGAGATTTCCCTGGTAATAATATCTACAAGCTCATCAAGTGTAGATGGCGGCGTATTGAGCTTGGTGCCAGTCGTGACTACTGTTTGATCAGCAGGCTTTGTGTTATCAGTTGAACCACCCAGAATGTCCACGAGTTCATCTAACGTGCTCGGAGGTGTGTCAAGTTTGGTGCCAGTCGTGACTACTGTTTGGTCGGCGGGCTGTGATGAAGTTGTAGCAGGTGGCACGCCCTGAACTATATTAACCAACTCATCGTCAGTAAGCGTAGATAAGACATCGTCAAGGAAGTCAAAGCCCCCTATGTCTGTCTGCAGCTTAGACCCCGTAATATTTAGTGTCTGGTCCGCTGCTTTAGACGCGTCTTGAATTAGCCAAGCGTTACTTTCAGCGTCATACCGTGCGCCAGAGTTAGGGTTCTCAAACTCCGCAACCGTTGCAAGCCGGGACCCAGCAGGCGGCACAAAGTTTGGTGCCAAGCTATCGACGTTCCAAGCGCCAATCGGTACACCAGTGACTGTGAATACGTTGTTGTCCCCAGCAAGCAAAAAGTCATCGCTTGTATCTTGGCCCAGTGTATTTAGAGCGTCTGCGCCAGCGTTGATGTCTGCAAGCCGTGCGGCCTCATCAGTAGTAAGCGTGCCGGACTGAGTCCACTCCGCAAGCTGCGCGTCAATATCATCGCTTCCTTGAGGTAGCGGATCTGAAGTTGGGGATAACGATGCGATAAGGTCATTAAGGCTTGTATCTGTGCCAGTTTTTGCTGTTGTCGGGGCAATTGCACTGGCAGCGTTAAATAGTGTCGAAAGTGTTACCGGCGACCCTGAAACGATGTTCAAACCTGTGTTTAGTAGCTTTTCTTGCTGCTTATCAAGACCAAACTCGTCGGCAATCCCGCCAGTAATCGCAGGAAGCAGCGTTTTAGTAAGGTCTAAGTCTTGTCCTGTAATGCCTGATTTGACAGCAGCGACGGCAAGATCTTGTGCACCCTTAGAGATGGCATTGTCTAAAACTGCGTTACCTGTTATTTCATCCGGTAATACGCTACTGACGATGCTCTTGACTTCTGGTAGGACAAAGGACGGTAGTACCGATATAGCGGCACCTTTAAGAACGTCTTCGATGTCTTGGCCTTGCGCAAGCCCAGTACCTGCACTAGCTGCAGCGGAACCAAGCGCTGCTACCTGTGCTGCAGAAATCCCCGCTGCACCTGCAGTAGTCGCAATAGGTATGCCAAGCGCCCCAGCAACAGAAGTACCAATAGACGCAGCAAGACCAGAGCCTGGAATACCTACGGCGGTAAGAAAAAGCGGCCCAAGATCAATCGCTGCAGTCTTGAGCATGTCGCCCAAGTTACCTACATCTTGGAATTGCCCGGTGCCAGATTGCTGCCAAGTTGCAGGATCAAGGATGTCGTAAGACTTACCGGTTCCCGTTTCGCCTTCTTTGTACCGCAGCACTTGCGTAAGAGGGCCTTGTTGGAAAGTATCCCCCGTACCTGTACTATCAAAAATTGGTTGATAGGTAAAACCGCCGATGTTCTGAACGCCTTGAGTCCAGTCAAACGTGGCGGGGTTGAATGGAGCCGGAGCGGGAGCGGGAGCGGGAGCCGGAGCAGGAGCCGGAGCAGGGGCAGGAGCAGGGGCAGGAGCAGGAGCAGGAGCACCGATTGTGTATCCATATTGCCGCATCCAATCAATATTAGCCTCTGGATCTGCGGCCAAAATCTGCTCAGGCGTTATCTGGTTTTGATTAAACCAGCCAATCTTTTCCGCTGCGTCGTCAAACAGCCCACCGGCTACCCCCCATCCTGTTGGCAAATTAACCGCAGGAGGTGCTGCAGTTGCCTGCCCACCAACAATTTGCTGCAACTCGTCTACGGTCGCGGCGTCTTCTACTTCGTACTCGTTTTGTAAACGGGTGATCATCGGCTAATCTCTTCCCAGTCCAGAGAACCCAACACCTGATTCCCGTTAGCCGCAGCCGAGCAAGCAAGCGTCAGTTCGTATGCGGTGGCAGTAAACGAGTCACGCTCTAGCTGAGAGGCAAACAACGCTTCCTTCAAGATGTCAACGCTGCTGGAGCCTTGGTTGGAGCCTTGGAAAAAGCCCGTTGCCAAAATACGTCCATTAGTGCTTGAGAACGCAGTGCCGGTTATGTTGTACTCAACCCCAGAGTTCGTACCCGCACTAACCCACGTACCACCCGTTGTGGTCCCAGACGCCACAACTTCCCACTTGTAGTTGGCGTTATTGGTTATGCCCAGAATTGATATGGCTGTCAAGATAGCGATTGCATCAAGCCGGGTAGATTTCAGACGAATTGAAACCACCGGGTAGAACGTACCGGCAGTGGTTAGTGTCGTCGGACTTGTGATGACATTCCCAGCAGACAACTGTGCGCCGCGCAACTCGTAGCCACCTTCGGAGATCACCGTCGAGCACACCTGTTTAAGTGTGCTTGCGCTGGCAGTGGCGGCTGTGTTTGTCATCTCGTACCGCAGAGGTAGAGATGCAGTGGTGATGTATGTTGTGGTGACAAGGTTGGCGTGATTGAAGTTGTGCGCCGGTACAAACACCCCGTCAATAATGAAGCCAAGCCGCACAGTGCCAAGCCCAAGCCATTCTACGTCCATGTAGAGGATCTGCGCCTTGGAAGCATCCAGGGTAATACCCGACGGGCCTGTCCCGTTAAGCGGGTCTTGGTTCCAATCTGCCTGTGCCACGCGAGTGTTGGTCACCGATCCGGTAACGCTGCTGCGCTCAACGAAGTACAGGTTAAGCCCATCGCGCTCAAAGTACAGGCCGTTGGCTGCGCCGTAGTAGCCAACCCGCTGCCGCAAATTGGCCTTGGCCGTGCCGAGCACAAACGTGCTCATGACCAACAGACTCTTACCCGGCTGGTACGCAAACACCTTGATGGTTTCGCGGATGATCTGATCTCCGCTGGCCGAGCCCACCGTCAGATTCACCAGCCCCTCATCTGCACTGAACGTAGCGGCGGCAGTTCCCGTGATGCTGTTGGCCCAGAGGTTGTTGTCGGCGTAGCGATGCGAAGAATCAAACAGTGTCAGTGGGTTGCTGACCCGCAGGCGACCGAAGGCATCGACGTTGGTGCCACCGATGGAGATCGGCACAGGACTGTTGGTAGTTGCCACGATTTGCCTCAACAGTTCGTCAAGTTGATTGAAGTACAGACGCAGAACACTGTTGAACTTGTCAAAGTAGTTTCGGTCGTAGTCAGGCACAGGCTCCGGCAATGCAGGAGCCTTAAACCGCTTGATGATGTTGGTTAAATAGATCATCTGCGACCGTCAGGTTTGATGTCAATTCTTGGACTACCTAACTGCCATGTCATATCCAGCGCATTGGACTCAATCTTGAGTGCCAACTGACGCCCACGCACACGCGTGTAAATCTGACCTGTGAACTGCTCGATGGGGATGACCGATGTACGCACCACGTTTGCGTAGCTGGTGCCACCCACAGACTGCTCGGTGCCGGGATCGTTGTAGCCTGAGCCAGAGTTTGTCAGCGGGTACAGGTACATGGTCACCTGGGGTGACGAAGCGGTAGATCCACGGAACGTGATGTCAGGCAGCATACGCCAGATAAACGCGAAGTTGTGCCCGTCGTCAATGTCGAACTCAGAGGACTGGATGTACGCGTTGATGGCTGACGGAACACCACTGACGTTGTCGTTTAAACCCTGCTCGTGGTTCACGAGGTTGTAGCTGTACGTGGCAGCCACCGGATTGTCGCGCAGGCCAGAGTCAATCCACGCTGTACGCGCCATCGTGCCGTAGTACCAAATGTCTTCGCCGTAGTTGTAGATGACGTAGCGGTCAATCGCCGTAGACGAAGCGGAGCAGTAGAACCACCAGATCTCGTTGAAGCCTTCGTTGGTGCTGGCAAAGATCTGATCCGCCTGGGCGAGGTTGATGTCGCTGAAGATGTACTGCCGCAGGTCGCAGCGCAGCGTGGAGACCCGACCGTCGAACCGGTAGAACTTGTCCACGCCCATCCAGTACGAAACCCCGGAGGCAATCGTCGTGGCGTTCGGCCCAACGATGGAGATGTTGTCGCCCAGCAACTGTGAGCCCCACACGATGGGTGGGCCGAGGTACTGCAGGGAGTAGATCGAGGAGTCAGTCCAGACCAGAATTTCCTGCCGAGACTGCTGAGCAGCAACGATCTTGGAGCCGTGCGACAAGCGCAGACTGCCCGCTTGGTTGGTGGCTGCTGGGGTCCAGTTTGCAGCGCTCTCTTGGTCCGACCACCGGATCAGCATCGGGTCGAGCTGCGTGGAGCCGTAGTCGTTTACACCGAAGCACAGCACGAAGCGGCTGGCGTCAGAGATCAGGATGTAGTTCTGCGCCGTGGGCGCATCGGAAGCCCCAACAAGCGAAGACAGCGGCAGGCCCCGGTTGTCGATGTTGTGCGTACCGGACTGCGTGCCTGTGGTGGTGATTGCGGTGCCGTTGTACGTGGCCGAGACGTTGAAGGTCGTCCCGCTGGAGTTGACCACGTAGTACACCGTACCGGGTGTCAGTCCCGTAGGAAGCTGCCCAGTGGTCTTGAGCGCTATGGGCGTGCCGTCAGCCAAGCTGATGGAGGTGGTGAACACCGCAG